TGTAAGAATCATAGAAGCGTTCTTCACGGAAAATCATTGCTTGACGTGTTAGAAGCAAAGTAGTTTCTTGAAGAGGTTGCAACGGACTAGAAGCGTTAGCAATAGTTGCATTACCAACAATAGCACCTAGCTTGTAAGTGTCACAGAAGTAGTTATCTTCAGAGTAACCAAAGCCTGTTAATGGAGCTGGGCTGCCATCAGCAGTGATACGCATTTCAGTACGATCAAAGTCACCAGACTTATACGTTTTGAATTTGCTTGCTTGTAGATTAACAGGAACTTGTGCGAACACACGACCTGCTACGAAGTTATCCATATTGCTCATGTTGGCAATAGATAGGTTAGTTAAAACGCGGTCAGCGTCTAATACTTGGTACTGTGTAGGTTGAGTCATTTTAAGTAGTGCTCCTTATTAAGCTGAAACAGTTTGTGCTTTAGGGTAAATCAACATTGAACCGATACCGCCAGCAGCGCCACCTAGTAAACAACGACCTAAAATCACATCACCAGTAGTGGCAGCAACATATTTACCATCAGCGTCAGCAGTAAGTAGAGTTGCAAAAGTGACAGTGCCACCCAGAGCTACTTTCTCAATACCGAAGAATGTAAGTCGTGCTGCACGACCTTCTGGAGAATCCATAGTGATTACACCATCAGAAGCAGCGCCAGCAGAAGCTACAGCGTTGATTTCACCAGAGCTGTCAATAACACCAGCATGGAAAAGTTTAGTAGTTAGATCAGCGGCTGCTGGGGTGTTACCGTAAACAGCAACAGGTACATTAGAAAAAGCCATGTATTTATTCCTCTATTTTAATTATGAATTATGCGAAGTCTTCAGCGAACAACTCAGGGTTAGATGTAACAAGAGCTTCATAGGCTTTTGCAATAGTCACCTTGTTATCAGCAGCGTACTTAGCTACAGCAACATCAGATTTAGATTCAGACGTTTGATCTCGTAGAGTTGATTTACCAACTTCAACAAGCTTGTCTGCATTCTTAACAATGTGAGCATAAGCTTCTAATGCTTTAGTAAGAGTTGCTAAGGTTTCAACACCATCAGCTTCTTTCAATGCTTTCATTAGGTCTGCTTCTGTAACAGCTTCACCTAGCACAGCAACATGAGACTTAGCAATCTCTGTAAACTTAGCTTCTTTACGTCCGTCTTCTAAAGCTTTCAACACGTTAAGCTCAGCTTCTTGACCAGCATATTTAGATGCAACAGTTTCTTCTGATGCTTTAACAGCTTTTTCAATAGCTTCTTTATGCTCAGCATCTTTAGCAGATAGAGCTTTCTGGATTGCTTCTGCATAAGATGCGTCTTTAGCTTCTAATGCTTTTGTGATTGCAGCTTGTACTTGATCTTCAGTCATAGTTGACATAGGATTTTCTACCTCTTGGTTTGATTTAATTGTTTGTTTATCTTGTTCCAGAGCATTCTGGAGTTCTTCATCAGAAACCTCATCAGTGGATTTAGTTACTAACACATTGAATCCATTAGCAGCTCCACCTTGAAAATCCCCTACGAGTGCCATATGACTACCTTCAGCTTCAAAGGAAATGTCACTTAACTTACGAGTAGCTTTAAGCTTATTAGTCATCTAACTCCTCCGTCTTTGCTCTAGCGCCAATAGAAATCCCAGTAATCTTACCGTCTTTCACCGCTTTCCAGAGCATGTTGCTAGTAGTATCCCCTTCTGGGAAATGCCACCATTGCAACCATGTACCCTTTTTGATTTCACGACCATCATCTAGTGTGAATGCAACAGGTGTAATAAATGATTGTTGTATGTCAGCCTTCTGTGTTTCAATCTTGTGAAAGATGTTGGCCTTCATACAATGCTTGTTATAGCTGTTACAAGCTTTCTCCACTTCATCAGCAGAGTATGTATCACCATGCAAGTCTGAAGTGTCTTCACCCTCTTGAGGCTCTAACGCAACAAACAAGGCTCGACGTTGTTCAGTGTCTACAGCTTTAGTTATCTTCTTGTCAGCACCAAGATGTTTCTCAATCAAGGCTAACATTTCAGTCTTTAACTCTTGGGTCATGATTCACCCTCTGTAATAGTTAATGCACAAGCACAGTTGCTATGAGCTTTTGGTCTGTATATTCCATATGAGAATGGAGAGTTGATAGGAACAGATTCACCATGCAATCCAATACACACTTGGCATGAATTAATGAAGCTGGTATTCCAAGTCTTAAACAGAACCACGTTATCTTCAATTTGAATCTTGTTAGCAGCAATGAGTTTACCTTGCTCCAGAACATCCTCTGTCACACTTACCGAGATGAGTGTTGCACGATAGGATAAAGCTTCATCTCGCATCCTTGATAGTGTACGTTCAACAACACTTGCTGGACTCTTACCATCAGAAGCTTTGGAATAGTTAATCAACTTCTTAGCTTGATTAGCATTCAAACCTATAATAAATGGAAGCACAACATTAACAGTCTCAGGTTCTTCTAATTGAACTTCATCAATAGATGCTTGAGTTGAACTAAGAATAAATTCAATGTTCTCTGCTAGGATATAATCAACTTCATCAACTAGCACCTCGATATCGCTACCTTTATAAGTAGTGAGCCTGTCAACAACAAGCCTGCTACCATAGTTAGCTGTGCCAACCAGAGTAGGAAGTGTGAGGTCTAAGTTGGTTTTAAACTCAGCTATGAGTTCTTTAATGAGGTCAGGGAATGTACCGTTGGAATAACGACTACGAATGGTTTCAGGTGAGCGTGAACTAAGAAGCAGGAGGGCAGCTATAACCAAATCCCTAACTGTATCATTATCTCGTTCTAGCTGAACACCTTCTTCATCTGGGAAAGGTGATATCTCAGCCATCTTCAGAACCCTCTACATTGTCAGCACCATTTGATGTGGCTGGAACAGTAGGAGCAATCTTAGAAGCTTGAGTATCTGCTAGCTTCTGTTGTCTAGTCTTCTCACGTAACGCACCAATTTCATTAGCTTGTTTATGAGGGAGATTTGTGCGCTCACGTATATGCTGTTCTATCTCTTCATCAGGGGTAAGGAAACCAGTTTCACCAGCTTTCTTCAAGAAGTCTCCAAGTACCTCAAGACTAACTTCTTCAATACCATTATGTTTCAATATGGGACGCAAGTTAATATCCCAACCATTAGCTTCCCATAATAATGGAATAGCCTTTGAGTTGAATTGATCAGCTATAGTATCTAGGTAACTCTTAGTAGCTGTAACGAATGCAGCAACCTTGTTAGATGATAAAGCATAACTACCAACAGACTGCGAACCCATCATAATGAAGTCAGCCGCTAAGGACTGCATCATACGGTAATCATGTCGTTGTATTGATTGCTCTAAGCCTAACTGACGTGTTCCGGGGCTTGATAGTAAGGATATATCAAACTGATACATACCTGTAGCAGCAGCTCCATCACCTTGTAGTTCTGATGGAAGCATAATGTATGATTGGTCATTACGTTTTAATGAAGTACCAATACGTTGTAGCTTCTGAACCATATTCTTCTGAGCTGGACTAGCATCCTTAGATAAATACTCAGCAGGAGCACGTATAACAGGAATACCAGTTAAGTCTCGTTCTACCCCAACACCCTCTTGAACTTCAAGGTTGCGTCTAAAGTAGTAGGCACGATAAGCATTCCGTAGAATACTCTTACCCATTGGATTGTTCTTATAAGCACTTGTTCTAAAGTGCAACAGCTTCTTAGCTGGAATATCTACACTCACACCTTCATAGAAATCATCTTGATGAATATAGGAAAGTCTTCCATGCTTCATTACAAATTCTGTGATGGAGTCTTGTGAGCGGATAGGGAAATCTCTGAATCCAAACTTACCGTCTGAATACTTAGAGTCAAGAAGAGGGTTGTCATTCTTACCTGCTCTAATTTTAAATACTAATTCGTGGAAGCTGAAGCCGTATACTAAGAACGATAGCATCTCAGATATCACTTCTGAAAATGGACGTTCCATATCTTCAAACATACATTGTCTGAGAAACTCAGCTTGCTTCTCAGCTTCCGCTTTGGGTAGCTTAGGATTGTCGCATTTAACGACTGACCATGTAGATGACATAATAAACTGATTTATGGCAAGAAGTGCAGCTCCGATTAACGGGTCACACTCCATTTGCCTATAAACATTGATACAGCGAGGAAATTGTAAATCCTTCAGTATCTCTTCGTCTATCACACCACCCGAATGTTTTAATCCAGTTGCACCCAATTCTACGTCGAAGTCTGTGACTTTCATGGTTGGTGTTGGTTCCAAACCTGAGTCTTCTGTTACGTCCATAATTGGTTGCCTCTCTAATTCTTAATTATAATAACGAACGGGGTTCTTATAGTCAATGGTTATAATGAATTAATTTCATGTTGATAGAATTATTATGAATACAACTCAATACCCATCCCAAACACTTGCCTCTATTCCCACTTCAATATCTATGTTGTCTATGATGCGTCTACCGTTTGCTAATTGATGGAAAGCGTCTGATGCTCCGTCTGGTATCATTTTGTTAAATTACTCTTGCGGGAGTAACCCACTCTATTTACTGGTGCTCCATGAATCTTAATCATGTTCTTAGCACCTTCTGATTTATTCTCATGTTCTGTTACAAATGAACATAATTCACGGCAATATACTTTGTTGTTTGACAGGGTTAAGTCTTTGTCTAGATTATATCTGACGCCATCTTTTTCCCAGTTTAACCATTTATCAAAGTTAGATAGTTTAGGTAAATCTTCTAGGAAGTTGGCAAAGCACAACCAT